AGAGTTTGGGCTCCTGATAAGAACTGGGCCGAAGAAGTGATCGATGAAGTCGCGTCATTTCCTTCTGGGGATCATGACGACTATGTGGATACTGTTTCTTTGGCCTTGATGCGGTTTAGAAAAGGCGGGTATATTCGCACTCAATTGGATGAGGAAGACGAGATTCCACAATTTCGCCGCCGCGTTGAATACTACTAAGGATATTTATGTTAGATAAAGCCCTGTATCAAGCTCCCGTTGGGTTGAGCGAGTTAGATGATGAGACTTTTGAGATTGAGATCATTGATTCGGACTCAATCGCTGATGACTTAGAAATAGAAGATGACTTTGGGGCTAATCTTGCCGAAGGAATGAGTGGAAGTGAGTTGGCTAACATTGCTGACGATCTTCTCGGGGACTTCCAATCTGACATAGATGCCAGAAAAGACTGGATGCAGACCTACGTTGATGGGATTCAACTGTTAGGTTTGAAGATTGAAGAAAGAACAGAACCTTGGCCGGGAGCGTGTGGGGTCTATCACCCTATCCTCTCGGAGGCTTTAGTCAAGTTTCAGTCCGAAACAATCATGGAGACTTTTCCTGCTCAGGGTCCAGTAAAGACTCAAATCATAGGAAAGGAAACTCCAGAAAAGAAAGAAGCTGCCCAAAGAGTTCAGGCGGACATGAACTTTCAATTAATGGAGAACATGCCTGAATATAGACCCGAACATGAAAGAATGTTGTGGGGTCTGGGAATGTCTGGGAATGCTTTTAAGAAAGTGTACTTTGATCCTAGTCTTCAAAGACAAGTTTCTTTGTATGTTCCTGCCGAGGATATTGTTGTTCCTTATGGCGCATCAAGTCTTTTGACCTCAGAGAGAGTCACTCATGTAATGAGAAAGACTAAGAATGAGCTAAAGAAGCTACAAGTCGGAGGGTTTTATCTAGATGAGGATTTAGGAGAGCCTGCTGAGACGTTTGATGATGTAGAGAAAAAGATTGCAGAAAAGATGGGTTTTAGAGCCGACTCAGATGATCGGTATAAACTTCTTGAAATGCATGTTAATTATGATCTCCCCGGATATGAGGATAAAGAAGACGGAGAAGAGACAGGTATAGGTTTGCCTTATGTGATTACGATTGAAAAGAACACTCAGACTGTTTTGTCTATTCGTAGGAATTGGAATGAGAATGATCCTCTAAAACAAAAGAGGAATCACTTTGTTCATTACGGATATATTCCGGGGTTTGGGTTTTATTGTTTTGGAATGATTCATCTGATTGGGGCGTTTGCCAAATCGGGGACATCATTGTTAAGACAGTTAGTTGACGCTGGGACGTTGGCTAATCTACCGGGAGGGTTTAAGACTAAGGGTCTAAGGATTAAGGGCGACGATACACCTATTGCTCCGGCGGAGTTTAGGGATGTAGATGTTTCATCTGGGGCTATCAAAGACAACATTATGACGCTTCCTTATAAGGAGCCGAGTCAGGTGTTGGCTGGGTTGATGGATAAGATCATTGATGAGGGTAGGAGGTTTGCCAGTGCGGCGGACTTAAAGATTGCCGACATGTCCGCGCAGAGCCCTGTTGGGACTACTTTAGCTATCCTAGAGCGCACGTTAAAGATCATGACGGCGGTTCAGGCTCGAGTCCATTACTCCATGAAACAAGAGTTCAAGCTCTTAAAGGAGATTATTAGGGACTACACACCTGAAGACTATGACTACGAGCCGGAAGAAGGGCCACCTATGGCCAAGAAATCCGACTACGACATGGTCGAGGTTATACCTGTATCGGATCCTAATGCTGCAACCATGTCCCAAAAGGTTGTGCAGTATCAGGCTGTTTTACAGTTAGCTCAACAAGCTCCACAACTTTATGATCTGGCTCAATTGCATAGACAGATGCTTGAGGTTTTGGGGATTAGGAATGCAAGTAAGTTAGTTAAGATTGAAGACGATCAAAAGCCAAAGGACCCCATATCAGAGAATATGGATGTGGTTCGCATGAAGCCATTGAAGGCTTTCTCATATCAGGATCACAAAGCTCATATTGCTGCCCATATGTCGTTTATGCAGGATCCAATGACTGCACAGATGATTGGGCAGAATCCTCAAGCACAACAAATGGGCGCTGCGATTCAGGCGCATATTGCAGAACATTATGCGTTTGACTATAGGAACATGATTGAACAACAGGTTGGTGGTCCATTGCCTCCTGCGGACGAGCCAATGTCTGAAGAGTTTGAAACTGCTTTGTCGAGGATGGTTGCTCAAGCTGCACAACAGTTGACTCAGCAACATCAAGCAGAACAAGCCCAACAACAAGCTCAACAACAACAGCAAGATCCTATTATTCAAATGCAGCAACAAGAGTTGCAATTGAAAGCGCAAGAGAATCAAAGGAAAGTGCAAAAGGATCAGACTGACGCTCAACTCAAGATGCAACAACAGCAGATTGAGCAAGAAAGAATTGCCTCTCAGGAAAGGGTTGCGATGGAGCAGATTCAATCCAAAGAGGAACAGGCCGGAGTCAAAATGGGAATTGACGCATCAAGGGGTAGAAATGGCTAATGATATTTTAACGTATCTTGAAAACAAGATACGACAAGAGGTACAGATAGCAACAGATGATGTAGGGATGGGTTCATCCAAATCATATGATGAGTATCGGTATTACTGCGGAGTGATCCGTGGGCTTTTAATCGCTGCTAACTATGTTAGCGAAACCAAAGATAGATTGGAGGAATTGGATGAATGAAATCCTGATCGGCTCAAACCCCGATTGTCCGGATGAGTTTACGGTTCAAGCTGAAGATAAGGCATCACAATTGCCTGATCCTTCGGGTTACCGCATTTTGTGTGCAATCCCTGAAATGGACGAGACATTTGACAATGGGATTGTGAAGGCAGACATCACTAGGCAGCACGAAGAGTTGCTTACTACGGTGTTGTTTGTAGTGAAACTTGGCCCAGATTGTTACGCTGACAAAGAGCGTTTTCCAAGTGGTCCTTGGTGCAAGGTAGGTGATTTTGTGTTGGTGCGCCCTCACGCGGGGACCCGGATCAAGATTCACAATCGCGAGTTTAGGATGATCAACGATGACAGTGTTGAGGGGACGGTTGACGATCCTCGCGGCATTTCACGCAAATAGGAGTGGGTATGGAAGAGAACTTGGACATCTCAAACGAGATTGAGATTGAGATTGAAGATGACACTCCTGTAGAGGATCGTGGACGAGAGCGACTGCCTGAAGAGATCGTCAAAGAGTTAGAAGCTGACGAGCTTGAGGATTACTCGGACAAGGTTAAGACTCGTCTAAAGCAGATGAAAAAGGTCTGGCATGACGAGCGGCGGGAAAAGGAACAGGCCGAGAGGGAGCGTCAAGAAGCTCTAACCTTGGCCCAGAAAGTTCTTGAAGAGAACAAACAGCTTAAGGCTAAGGTCTCTGGAACTGAGACGGCTTTGGTATCAAAGTACAAGGAATCTGCTCAACGGCAGTTTGCTGATGCCAAGCAGGAGTACAAGGATGCTTTTGAATCTGGTGATTCTGAAAGATTGGTAGAAGCGCAACAAAAGATGTCTTCTGCCAAAGAAATTTTGGATAAAACAGAAAGATATAAGCCTACCCCTGTACAAGAGGAAGAAATTGTAGTAAATAGTAGTCCAAGCAAGTTGGAATCCAAAACGGCTGCGTGGCAAGAGCGCAATCCTTGGTTTGGGACTGACAAGCTAATGACTGCTTTGGCATTGGGGCTGCATGAAGAATTGATCGAAAAACACGGTCAGTCTTTTAACAGTACTGATGAATACTGGCGCGAAGTTGACAAAACAATGCGCGACCGGTTTCCAGAACGGTTCAAACGGGACAACCGTACAGAAACACGGCAGACCACAGTGGTCGCCCCGGCAACTCGTAGCATGGCCCCCAAAAAAGTCACGCTAACGAAAACTCAACTTAACATTGTTAAGCGGCTTGGGGTAACGCCTGAACAGTATGCTCGTGAATTTTTGAAACTGGAGTCTTGAAATGAACCGTACACCGCGTGAAATTGAAGATCGTGAACTTTCATCCCGTCCCAAGTCATGGGCACCTCCGGATGTATTGCCGGAGCCGGACAAAGAACCGGGGTATGCGTATCGTTGGATCCGGGTTTCGACCTTGGGCCAATCGGATCCGCGTAATGTGTCGGCTAAGTTGAGAGAGGGTTGGGAGCCGGTCATGCTTGAAGAGCAGCCCAAGTTTCGGCTTTTGTCAGATCCAAACAGTCGATTCAAGGACAACATTGAGATTGGTGGTTTGTTGTTATGTAAGACGCCTCAGGAGTTTGTTGACCAGCGTGATGCTTATTACGCTAAGAAAGCAAAAGACGAGGCTGAAGCAGTTGACAGCACTTTGATGCGTCAGAGTGACCCGAGGATGCCGATGTTTAAAGAGCGGAAATCCACGACTAGCTTTGGCAAAGGAACCTAAATTTTTTATGGAGCTTTAAATGGCTTATCCTGTTATTGATCGACCTTATGGGTTAGTGCCGATCAACCTGATGGGCGGTATTCCGTTCGCAGGTTCGACTCGGATGATTCCGATTGCACAAAACTACGCGACAAACATCTTCAACGGCG